TGGCCATCAAAACAGTACTCAAACGTTTGTTAAGTAAATATGGCATTCTATCAGTAGAAATGCAGAGCATGGCTAATGCAATCTCTGTAGATGGCGCCGTCATTCGTGATAATAATGGCGAGCTTACCCCTGATTTTGAAGGTGAAACTATCGATGTCCAATCAGATGTGGCAGAAACGATTGCTAATAATGCAAATTCTGAAGCCATTGACATCGACGCTGGTCCTGCCAGTGAATTTGTTAATCCTGAAACGGGCGAAGTAGTCAATATGTTCGGTGATTAATTGTGATTAGTATTCAAGCATTCGGTAGTAGCTCGAAAGGGAACTGCTACCGAATCAAAACTTCAACAAATGGCGATGAATTACTGCTTGATGCAGGGTTATCCTTCAAAGAAATTCAACGGTATTGTCGATTTAATTTTTTACATTTATGCGGTACTTTGCTCACACATCAACATGGAGACCATAGCAAGGCGGTAAATGATTTATTAAAGCTTGGGCATCGGGTGTATATGCTAAAATATACAGCCGACGCACTATATGTAACAGGGCATCATAAAGCGATTTATATTACGCCTAAGGTTCAATTCACAATAGGTAATTTTAGTATTTTACCATTTGAATTAGAACACGACGTGCCTAATGTTGGTTTTTTGATTTCTGACGGTGAAGAGAAACTCTTATATATTACTGATACCTATTATTGTCGGTACACATTTAAAGATGTTGATCACATTATGGTTGAATGCAACCATTCCTATGAAATTCTAAATCAACATGTAGAAGCAGGTTATTTAGATGAAAAGCGAATGGAACGGTTAATCCAATCTCATTTTTCACTAGAAAATGTTATTAAATTTCTCAAATCTATGGACCTGAATAGGTGCCAAGATATACGACTACTACATTTATCAGATGGTAATTCTGATGCTGCAGCATTTAAACAAGCTGTTCAAGCTGCTACTGGCAAATTAGTAATCGTAGAACAAGAAAGGAGTCCCTTATGATTATTAAATCAATTCAAATTAAAGATAATGACATCAGTATTGCCTACCAGAAACCATCTGCCACAGGTCTTACAGATGTATTCACGCTAAAATCTAAAGACGACCCACGGCCTGAACTTCTGCAAGCATTCAGTAAACTGCAGTCTATTATGAAGAAGAACTTTGAATTCTTGGAAGAATTTAAAATTCCATTTTTGGTAAATACATTTAAATTTAAGCATGGCGATATTGAAGACCTTATTAGCCATGTTGGTGTCGAAGGTATCGTGTCTGACATGAACACACCTAATGAATTTAAATTTAAAACGGGCTGGTTAAATGTTGAATATGCAGACTCTACATTTGCTATCTCTGTTCAAGACTTAATCGATGAATGCGTAAGGTTTATTATGGGGCGCAGAGCCCAGGATAATTTATTTGTAGATGAGGAATGATGAATGGCCAAGGATGTATATTACTTCAGCCACGATGTTAATGCGAGCAATGATCCTAAAATCGTGGCAATGGAGTCAGAGTTTGGGGTTATTTCATATGCCTGGTGGTGGAAATTAATTGAAAAACTAGCTTCATCTGAGGACTACAGACTGCCTTTTAAAAAATACACATTTATAGCTCTTGATAAAGAACTAGGAATTTTGAACGAAAACGAACGACCGTTGAACGAAAACGAACGACCGTTGAACGAAAATGAACGCACTTTCTTTTGTTCAAATAAATCGTTTTTGTTCGTAAACTCGTTAATTTATGATTTTGAATTGCTCGAATGTGATGACGAGTATTTTTGGTCTCCTAGTTTAATTCGCAGACAAGAAGAGCGAAGAAGTAAATTTGAGAAAAAGCAGGAACAACGTAGGCTCGCAGGCATTAAAAGTGGTGAAGCTCGCAGAAAAAAGGAACAAAATCGAACGACCGTTCAACGAACATCAACGGTCGTTGAACAAAACGAACAAAAGGAAAGGAAAGGAAAGGAAAGTATATATTCATATTCATATAATGAGGCGCACGAAAATGAAAAATTAGATAAGGAAATCTTATCTATGTTTGATGATGAATCAAAAAAACATGATCCATATAAAAACGTATTCAAGATTTATATGAATGATGTAGGTGAAATTTCTTCTGTTACAAAAGAGAAACTAGAATGTCTTGTTAATGACTTTGGTGAAAGTGAAGTTATTAATGCCATTAGTAAATCTAGCGAAGTAGGGAAAGCTAGTATCGCATACATCACCGCCGTTCTAAATAACAAGATTAGGGAGGAGGCAGCAAAGGATAATGGAACAAGCAAATTTAACAGCAATGCTAGAGGAATGTCTCGAAAAAATTCGAGAAAGGACGAACAAGTCGACTGGCAAGCGGAATATGAAAGAGTCCACGGGAAAAAATGAGTTTTTCTATCCGATATATGACGAACCAGTAGTCATCCAAACAAACGTTAATACTACCTATGCTGCAGTTGGAATTCCTAAGAGGTATTATGATATGGATTTTGACTGGTTACGCAAACACGGTAGCTTTCCAAAAGAGAACGCTGAAGCTTACGACGTAGTTAAAAAGTACTCTGATAATCTGAAAGCTAATCTTGATTCTGGCAAGGGGCTCATATTAAGGGGCCCCGCTGGCACCGGTAAAACATCAATTGCAGTGAGTATCTTGAAACAGGCTATGACATTAGGCAAAGGGTGCCTAATGATTTCTATGCCTAATTTACTAGATACCATGCTTACATTGTCGAAAGGCGATAATGTAGCTTATCTAAGATTTGAGCAAAAGCTGCGGAACATACCACTTTTATTGCTCGATGATTTTGGGGCAGAGTACTCAAAATCTGATTGGGTACCGTCTAAGGTTGAAAGCATCATTATTGATCGCTACAACCGGATGAAACCCATCATTCTTACGACGAATTACAGTGATGCTTGGACCGAAAAGAATTATAGCCAAAGAGTATATGACCGCCTACGTGGCGAATATGCGGTGGCTATATTCAATGGAGCATCACATCGATGAAGCTTCTATTAAGATGCCAATTCAGGTTTAGAAAGAAAACTCATGACCGGTTCCCGACATTGAATGAGTATATCGATTGTGAACGTGGTTCGACTATAGCTGCAGCTGCTATGAAGAAAAAATGCACTGAGCAGGTCAAAGAACAATGTGTGTCTCAACAGATACAACCGGTTAATGGGAAGGTGGACCTATTATTTGAATGGCACTCTTCAACTAGGCATGATCCTGACAATGTGGCATTCGCTAAGAAGTTTATTCTTGATGGGTTACAAGCTGCTGGCGTGTTAGAAAATGACAATCGAAAGTTCATTGGTACTATGGCTGATGAGATTATTCAGGATGATGAAGACTATGTAATCTTACACATCACGGAAAATATGGGAATATTTTTATAATTTTAAGAATTAAGGAGATAAATAAATGAGTAACTTACAAGTAAAAGCGATTGAAGCTGCTCGCAAAGTGCTATTAGAAATGGGACATGAATTTGAAGAATTAGAATTCATGTATGTTGTATGGTTTTGTAAAACATTACAAAACTGGAAAGCATTAGTAAGTGGGCCTGGTATTGATGAATATGTAGAAGTAACACACAATGGTGACCGTGATGAGACATATGTTGATGTTTATTGCAAAACTAAAAATGTGTGCATAAAAGATAACTAATGAAAATACTAGATACATGCTGTGGTAGCAGAATGTTTTGGTTTAACAAAGAAAATGAAGATGCTATTTACATGGATAATCGAACTGAAAATACAAGGCTATGTGATGGTAGAAAGCTAATCGTTAAACCTGATATAATCGCAGACTTTCGAGACATTCCTTTTGAAGACGAAAGTTTTTATCTAGTAGTATTTGATCCGCCTCATCTAATAAGGGCAGGAGATAAATCCTTTCTGAAATTAAAATATGGAAGGCTAGATACAACTTGGAAAGACGACATTAAGCAAGGCCTCTCTGAATGCTGGAGAGTTTTAAAGAAGAATGGGACACTGATATTCAAATGGAATGAAGAACAAATCTCGTTTTCTAAAGTTAAAACCTTGCTTCCTTGCGAGCCTGTAATTGGGCAACGTAGAGGGAAAACAATATGGTTGGTATTTTTTAAAAGTTAAAATATTAGTTGTTTATCACTGGTAAAAACAAATTCGGACTAAAACATAAAATAACTTGTAAAGGGGGAAATATATTTGAATGAATATGATATTGAGAAAATCACAAGGTTGGCCACAGAGGTGGCAACCAAAACTTACTATGAATTAGCAAAGCAAGAAAATGCACAGCTAGGTCGTAAACTTCGACACAACACGATCAAGTTATTGAAGCATTACAGTCAGCTGCAGTCGTACGTAGACAACGCTATCTCGGATTCGACACAAGCCGAAGATATATGGCTCAATGAACTGTTGGTTGATATGTTTGATGATAAAAGCATTGTGAAAGTGAATGCCATTGTTAAAAGTAAAGAGAAAACCGCACTGATGATGCGACATGTAAACAATATGCTAGACATCTATGCGGAAAAGTGCAGCGAGAAACAGTTTAAATACTGTGAATGTGTGCGACGTTATTATATCGATGGCGAAACATTAGAAGAAATTGCTGAATCATTCCCTGAAAAACCCGATGTGCGTACTATTCATAGGTACGTTGCAAGGGGAATAGAAGAACTATCTGTACTTCTCTGGGGAGTAATAGGGCTCAATACAAAATTGTCATAAAACTGTCATGGACATGTCATTCTTGACAATTTATAATGATAGTGTGAGTTAATGGGACAACAAATACTATCTCTCTCAACGACACAGTGAAACCTAGAACACTAAAACGAAAAGACCACTTAATCTTTATGGTTAGGTGGTCTTTTTATATGCAAATTTAAGGAGGCGAGGTGAATACGATTGACTGATGTGTATTGCGAAAAGAGAAGATGCTTAAACAATGTTAAGGGTTGGTGCAAAGCAAATGGAATTCACATTGATCATATGTGTAAATCGTATGCGCCATCTCATTCTTTAATCAAAACTAAAACAGCAAAGGTTCATAAAGACCGTGGTAAGTACAAACAAAATAAAGGTGTATTGAAGTAGCCAGGAGGTGAGATAGTGGCTGCATTAAAAAATAAGCGTCATGAGAAGTTTTGTCATGAGTACATCAAGGATATGAATGCGACACAGGCCGCTATTCGCACTGGTTATTCTAAAAAAACAGCCAAGATGCAAGGTAGCCGTCTGATGACTAATGATGACATTAAAATGAGGGTTGCCGAGCTTAGAGACGCTTATTTGGACGAAAATATCATGACAGCAAAACAGGTTGAATATGAGCTTACAAGAATTGCACTCGGGCTATCAACAGAAAAGACAGTTGTGATTGAAGGCCAGGGAGATGGATGGTCAACAGCTCGTATCATGGATAAGCCGCCGGATGAAAAGTCCAGGTTAAAAGCACTTGAACTTATGGCCAAACGGCATCGGATCTTATCCGGCGATACAACGATTGATATTAAGCCTGTAATTATCATGGGCGGTGATGAGATTGCCGATTAATGCTAATAGGATATATCTTCCGGATGTCATCGGCAGAGGATATGGTGCATTTTGGAGATTTAATGGCAGGTATAAAGCAGTTAAGGGCAGCCGTGCTAGCAAGAAGTCCTCGACGCAGTCAATTAAAGTGATTGTCGAAATAATGGAAAATCCATGCATTAATTGGTTGGTGGTCCGCAAGACCGAAAGGACATTGCGCGATAGCTGTTATGCTCAATTAAAATGGGCAATTAGACGTTTAGGCGTTGATAAGTACTTCAAATGTTCTGTATCGCCACTTGAAATTACGTACCTTCCTACTGGCCAGAAAATTTTATTTAGAGGCCTTGATGATCCTCTCAAAGTAACATCAATTACCGTTGAAGTTGGTTCATTGTGCCGGCTTTGGATTGAGGAAGCTTATGAGATTACAAGCGAGGATGCATTTAACAGATTAGATGAATCAATCCGCGGACAATTACCACCAGGGATGTATCATCAGGTGGTGCTTACATTCAACCCTTGGTCAGATAGGCATTGGTTGAAAAAGAGATTCTTTGATGAAGAAAATCCGAATGTATTGGCAATTACTACGAACTATCTATGCAATGAATTTCTTAGCGAATCGGATTTGGTCCTATTCGAGGAAATGAAAAAGAACCCTCGCCGGTATAAAACTGCCGGCCTAGGGGAATGGGGCATTGTAGAAGGGCTGGTATTTGAGAACTGGGAAGAACGAGCCTTTGATGTTAATGAAGTCTCCAAACGCACCAATGTTAAATCTGCATTCGGGATGGACTTTGGCTATGTTAACGATCCGAGTACGTTATTCTGCGGACTTGTTGATACTGTAGCCCGTGAAATATATGTCTTTGATGAAATGTACGAAAAAGGCATGAGTAACGAAGACATTATCACTAGGGTAACTGATCTAGGATATTCCAAAGAGCGAATCAAGGCGGATAGCGCCGAGCCGAAATCGATTGCCTATCTTCGCAAGAATGGATTACGCAATATCAGGGCCGCTAAAAAAGGACCTGACTCTATTCGTGCAGGTATTGCTTTGATACAGGACTACAAGATTATCATCCATCCTAGATGTGTAAACTTTATAACTGAGATTAGTAGCTACACCTGGGACAAGGATAAGTTCGATAACATGGTGAATAAGCCAATTGATGATTTTAACCATTTAATGGATGCCATGCGTTATGCAATGGAAGAATTCGACGGGCGTAAAGGCGTTCGTTTATTAACTTAGGAGGTTATGACTTGGAAATAGAGTTAATCAAAAAGCTAATTAAAAAGCATACGCTAGGACATGCTGCCGTTGTTAGTGCTATGGCAGAAGCCGATAGGTATTATGACGTAGACAATGACATTTTGTATGAAAAACGAAAGCCTAAGAACTTAGAGGAAGCGCAGCAACAAGGCGATACATTTAATCCGGCACACACAGCGGATAATCGTATCGCCTATTCTTTTTATCCACTTTTAGTCGACCAAAAGACAGCATATATGTTTACTGCGCCGCCAATTTATGATGTGAAAGATGACAAATTGAACGACGTAATAGCTGATGTGCTTGGAGATGCTTATGAAAAGAAATGTAAAGACTTGTGTGTAAAGGCCTCTAATGGCGGTATTGCCTGGGTGCATTACTGGATGGATGAAGCAGACACCTTTCAATGGGCCGTATTACCTGCAAATGAAATCATTCCTATCTGGGATAACAGAATTAATACAAAACTCGAAGGCGTATTGCGCGTATATGCAGATATTAACGATGAAGGCGAAAATATTACGGTATATGAATACTGGAACGATAAAGAAGTTCAAGCGTTCTCCCTCCGTACAGGGGACGTAATTGAAACTCTATCACCGTATGCAGCATTTATTATGATTGATCCTAGCGGGGGCATGATGGATGTCGATACTATTCCTCATGCCATGGGGCAAGTCCCATTTATTCCGTTTGCCAATAATGCAGCACATACACCAGATTTAAAACGCATTAAGTCATTAATCGATGTTTACGATAAAACGTATAGCGGATTTCTTAATGATCTTGAAGATGTTCAAGAGGTTGTATATGTCCTTACTAACTATGGCGGTGAAAATTTATCAGACTTCTTGGATGGAATGAAAAAATATAAGACAATCCAAATGGACTCTAACGGGCCCGATGACAGGACTGGTATTTCAACGCTGACAATTGATATTCCTATTGAAGCCCGCAAGGAATTGCTCAACATTACACGCAAGGCCATCTTTGATATGGGACAGGGTATTGACCCTCAACAGCAAGGCTTAGACGGCACTAGCGGTGAAGCGATGAAGTTCTTATATACATTACTGGAGTTAAAAGCTGGCATGATGGAAACAGAGTTTCAGTTAGGGTTTAACCAACTAATCCGAGCGATTTGTAAAGTTCATGGGGCAGATAAAGTTAAAATCACGCAAACGTGGACCAGGACTTCAGTTAAGAATGATGGTGACTTGGTTGATATGTGCTCAAAATCGATGGGCGTTGTATCTAAACGAACTATTCTCGCTCATCATCCATTTGTAGAGGATGTAAACGAGGAAATTAAGCAGATCGAGGCTGAAGAAGCCGAAAACAACAATGGTATTTACGATGATTGGGAATCAAATAATCATAATCATGAGCCTATGAACGGTCATGATGATAATAATGATGACCAATAGCGTAATTATAAATTTTTAATTCTCTTATTCGAGGCAGGTAAACCTCGGTAAAAACCGGAAGGAGAACACATGACACTAGCGGAATTACTTGAACAATTGGGGATTGCTAAAGAACAACAGGAAGAGGCAACAAAACAATTAAAAGCATTCTTGGATGGTGAATATGTACCAAAGTCGCGTTTTAACGAGGTTAACGCGGAAAAGAAAAACCTTGAAACAACTGTTGCTGATAGAGATAAGCAGTTGAAGGCATTGAAGGATAGCGAAGGGGATATTACAGCGCTAAAGGATCAGATTACAAAGTTGCAAGCTGATAACAAGGCAAATGCTTTAAAGGCGGCTGCTGATTTGAAGGCGTTGAAACTATCTACTGCTGTTCAATTGGCAATCGGTGATACGGCTCAGGACGCTGAACTCGTAGCTAACTTGATTGATAAGTCTAAACTTATTCTTGGCGAAGACGGTAAAGTAACCGGCTTGAGTGAACAGCTTAAAGAATTAAAAGAATCTAAGTCGTTCTTGTTTAAGCCTGAAGGAGACCCACAATTTAAATATGAACCAAACAAAGGTCATGGGGACCCTAAGATTAATCCGTTTAGCAAGGAACATTTTAACCTTACTCAACAAGCACAGTTAATTAAGGATGACCCGGCGCAAGCGAAAACATTAGCGGCGCAAGCGGGCGTTAATATTGATTATTTAGGAGGTAACTAATGCCAAATCAAAACTTCTCTTTTGACTTGCAGACATTTGCAGGAACTACTTTAAAAGACGTGATTACGCCTACAGCTCTTTTTGATGATTATGTGGTGAGACGTACATCTGAATTATCTGCTCTTTTCCAATCAGGTATCGTTGCTCGTGATGAAAAGTTTGATAGCCTAGCGAGCGAAGCAGCTCAGGTTCATAATATGCCTTTCTTTGCTGACTTATCCGGCGATTCCGAAGATGTTGTCGAAGGTGCAACCCTTACTGCCGATAAAATCGGTTCTAAAATGGATACATCCACAACTATTCGCCGTGCTAAAATGTGGGGCGCGACTGACTTGTCTGCGCAATTATCCGGCACAGATCCTATGTCTGCTATTGGTGATTTAGTAGCAGGATTTTGGGCTCGTGATCACCAAAAAGAATTGATTAATATCTTGAATGGCGTATTTGCATCTACAAGCATGGCTGATCATGTATTGGATATTTCTACTAAAACAGCTAAAGCGGCGAATTTCTCTGGCGAAGCATTCATTGATGCAATGCAACTCATGGGTGATGCTCGCAACTCTTTAACAGCTGTTGCGATGCATTCTGCTACTAAGTCTTACTTAGATAAGTTGAACCTCATTCAAACTATTCGCCAATCTGATGCTGTATCTTTTGATACTTACATGGGACGTCGCGTAATTGTTGATGATGGGTGCCCTGTTGATTCCGGAAATTATACAACATATTTGTTTGGTGAAGGTGCAATCGCATACGGCGTTGGACATCCTGTAGGATTGATTTCTGCAGAAGTTGATCGCGATAAAAAGATGGGCTCCGGTGTGGATTACTTAATCTCTCGTAAAGCATTTATCTTACATCCTCGCGGGGTTGCATGGCAAAACAAGACTCGTACTAATGCTGAATCTGTATCTCGTGCTGAATTAGCAAATAAAGATAACTGGAAAGCAGTGTACGAGCCTAAACAAATTCGCATTGTTAAGTTTGTGCATAAATTAGGCTAGGAGGTAGCGTATGGGAGCCGATTCATATTGGGCTAGGCGAAGTATAGAACGCGAAGAGGAGTGGAATAAAAAAAGCCAATCCACCGTTGAAAAAGAATTGGCCGCCCAGTATGAACGGTCGGCCCAACGTATCCAGGCTAATATTGAGCAGTTATACGGAAAGTTCGCTACAGATAACAACATTAGCATTTCTGATGCTCGCAAGTTAATCAACGGGAGCGAATTTAGGACCTGGCGCAAGGATATTGAAGAGTATATTGAGGAGTACAATAAAACGGGGAATCCAAAATTATTGCTTGAACTTAATACTCTATCAATGAGATCAAGAATATCAAGACTTGATAAGTTGTACGGTGATACTCTTATCGAGATTGATAAGCTAGGACAAAAAACAGACGCAACGATTACCGGCTTTTTAAAAAATGCATACAAAGATAATCGGTTGCACTCCGCATACGAACTGGCAAAGCGTGGTAGCGGCCCGCTAGGTGTCTCTGTTAACAATAAACAAATCGAAGGTATATTGCGTACGCCATGGAGTGGAAAAAACTATAGCGAGCGGATTTGGAATAATTCTGAGAAGCTTGCTAGGACTATCCAAGATACTGTTGTTAATGGACTACATCGCGGGGCTAGTGTTAATAAGTTAGCAAAAGAGGTTCAAGATCGAATGAGCGTATCGAAAAACGATGCGGTGAGATTGGTTAGAACCGAGTTAAACTATGTTAATAATCAGGCCACTTTGGATTCAATTAAGGGCGCTAAGATGGAGTATTTCCAATTTATAGCAACGCTAGATAAAAGAACTTCATCTATATGCCGTGAACATGATAACAATATTTATCCTGTTGATGAGGCTGAAGTAGGAACAAATGTTCCGCCGCTGCATCCACGTTGCCGCTCTACGATCGCTGGCACAATTGGGCCAAAGAAACCGACAAGCGGATCACGTATTTCTAAAATGGAAACAGCAAAAGGGGCCCCTGTACAATATCAAAAGGTGCCTCGTAATATGGATTACGATAACTGGAAAGCTGTATATGTGGATCAATCAAAGACTTTTGCTGAGTGGCGTGGTGAGCAAAAGGCGGCTAAGACCGTTAAATCTGTTACCCCTATTCACGATAAGCCTGTTACAACTGAAATGATACGCGATAAAATTGCAAAAATAGATTTACCAAATGCCACTCCACAGGATATAATAAGTATAGGAAAGATGGTTGTTGAAAAACATAATATCGTTGATGCTATAGGTAATGCTGACGAGTTAAAGAAGGTATTGTCTGAATATCGTGATATTGGTTCAACTGTTCCTAAAGAAATGTGGGCTAAGGGGTCTAATGCGGTAAATAAAAAATTATTGCAAGGAGCGTTTGATGTGTATCCTAGTGATTGGGTACAGTACTTAAAGGCTAACCATAAAAAGATTAGCACAAGAAAAGTTGACCGTGGATATTTCTACGGAGACGGCGCGATTGCTGGCAGGCGGCCAAGATTGTTAGATGTACCTGGTGACGCGGTAAAAGATTATATCACCATTAATATGGATGGCGATATCAAATCTACCCCGTATCATGAAATCGGGCATATGGTAGAATTTTTTAACAAGCACGCGAGCAGACTGTCTAACGAATTTCGCAATATGCGGACAAGAGGGGAAAAGCCTCAATACTTGTCCGAAATATTAGCCCATAAAGGGTATGGGGCAGAAATGACACTCCCTGATGATTTTATAAACCCTTATATCGGTAAAGAATATGAAAATGGCGCTACAGAAGTTCTCAGCGTTGGTCTTGAAAACATTTTTGCACAGGGATACAGTAATCAACCTAAACGTTTTAATCGTGATACTAAAAAATATGAATATGTACATATTTCTGATGACATGGAATATCTACATTTCATTATAGGGATGGTTTTGACGGTATAAAAAGGTGGTGACACAATGAAATTACAAGAAGCGATTAATAAATTTAATACGTTGCGAGAATTGTATTTGAATACATTCGGCGCTAATTCTTTAGACAGAGTAATTTATTGTGATCCACAACATATGACTGTCGATACTATCGAAAAAGGGTCCAGGATGTTAGCTAATGCGATAGCGGACGGGGCTCCTTTGGAGCAGGTTGATGAAAAGACTTGGGAAAACTTGATATTCTAAAAGCACTCTACACAGGGTGTTTTTTTTATTGCCTAAATTCGAGGAGGTGATGCGATGGGCAACGTACAATATTTAGAGTACGATAGTGCAATACAAGAGGTCATTAATACATCAAAGCGGTTAATTAGTCTTATTGATGGGTTGAAAGATATTGATCACACTACCATATTGACTTTATTTGCTGAAAAATTTGTATTGGATTGCCTGGATTATTGCCATCGAACAAATTTTCCTCGTACATTGATTTACACGGCTGCAGAATTGGCTGTTAAATATATCAAAGATAAACATGCTGACTCCCGCGGACCGTTAAAGTCATTAAAAGAAAATGATGTTGAGTTCGAGTGGGCTGTTACAGACATTTCGCCAATCGGTTGTATTAGCGAAAAAGATTTTGAGTCTATTCGGCCTAAGTTGAATTTATATCGGAAAGTTGTGTGGTCCAATGGCTGATATATACGGCAAGTTGTTGGCTGACATTATGTATAAAGACAGCTGTACTATATCTCGTCAAATGGAAACGACTGATGATATAGGCGCAGATGTCTATGATATTGTTGCAGTGTATTCGAACGTTCCGTGTAAGCTCGGACAAACTGGGCAAAGCAGCATGAATGGGCTTGAAACTGACCGGGCCTTTTCTCTGAAGGATCATTTGCGGCTGTCGCTATCGGCTGAGTACGATGTTAAGGCTAATGATATAATTACAATTCAACATAAGGGACAAACGTTTGTAATGCGCGCTGACACGCCATTTAAATATATGACACATCAGGAGATTACGTTAATTCGTAATGGCGAGGCTTGAATGGGGATTAAGATTGACGGGTTTGCACGCTTGAATCATAAGTGGGCAAGAATATTAACTCAATATCCTGAGCATGCTGACACCTTATTGTCACAACAAGCTGAATTATTAGTAGCTGATGTAAAATCGAAAACACCTGTTGATACAGGGACATTACGTAATGCTTGGAGACGAACAGAACCTAATAATAGTTCTGTCGAGGTATATAACAACACAGAGTATGCAAATCATGTGGAATACGGACACAGAACACCAAAAGGAGGTTTTGTAAAGGGTCGAAAGATGTTGCATAGGGCTGTTGTTCATCGTAATAGTGCATTTTTAAGAGATGCGCGTACAATATTGAGGAACTTGATTGACAAATGATTAAGTTAAGATCCATACAAAAAGCTCTAGTCGAGCTATTAAAAAGTAAATACCCGACATACAAGGTATATTTCGACAACGTTGAGAAGTCGAATGTACCTTATTTTTATGTCGAAATGTTCGTTCATTCAGGCGTTGGTAACCATACATATTTCGATAGAACCGTGCAAGTAGATATTACTTTCCGGACTATGGAAGATAAGAACGGGCGAATTAAACGCTCCGAACTATACGAAATGTCTGATAGTTTGGATTGCATGTTTAGACCAGGGCTCAGAGTCGATGATAGATTTATTACGATCAACGATTTTGAACATACATTTATTGATGAAGCATTGCACTTCATATTTAATTTAGAGTTCACAGACGCTTTCACTGACGATGAAGTTGGATTTATTCGTCGCGAAATCATCCAAACTCTATCGCTTAGCCTTAATGGCATAAATTTAACCGAGGAGGTAACTAATGGCTAATGAAACCGAAAAATTTGGATTGCCGCAGGTATTAATTGATTTTAAAACTAAAGGCGTAACTGCTATTAAGCGTTCCGCTCGTGGCGTTGTAGCATTGATTTTAAAATGTGAAACAACAGATGTGTCCAATAAATACAAGATCGCTGATGTATCCGAAATTCCTGATAAGGTATTCGACGAAGCTACAACGGACTTGATTAAAAAGTGCTTAGATGGAACCCCGTTGCGTGTACTTGTATATACGTTGCCTAAAGCGAATGTACAAGGTGCTAAAAATACGCAAGCAACATTACTTAAGCAATTAAAGCATGTTCGTTACAACTATATCGCGGCACCTACTGGTACCACACAGGAACAGCAAGACCTTGCGTCTTATGTTAAATCTGAACGTAGCATTGCACGTAAAACTGTAAAAGCAGTCGTCGCTAATGTAGCGGCAGACCATGAAGGCGTTATTAATTTCTGCACAGAAGAAATTAAAGTGCCTAATGGGAAAGATACGCAAGGCCGAACTACTTATAAAACTTACACACCTATCGAATATACAGCGCGTATCGCTGGTATCTTGGCCGGATTGGCGTTAGACCGTTCCGCAACGTATTTTAAATTAACGGAAGTTGAATCCGTTAAAGTATATGAGGATTTGACTGACCGGATCGATAAGGGCGAACTTCATTTGTTTGACGAAGAAGATGGTGAAGGTGTTAAGATTGCTCGTGCTTGCAACTCCTTGCAAACATTCACAACCGACAAAGGTCAAGACTTCCGTAAAATCAAAATCATTGAAGGCGTTGACATGGTAACTGACGATATTCGCGATACGTTCAAAAAATACTATATCGGCAAATACATCAATGATTACGATCATAAAATGCTATTTGTATCTGCGATTATGGTTTACTTTGGGCAGTTGGCTGGTAATGTACTTGATAATCGTGCCGGCAATAAAGTTGATATCGATGAACAATTCCAAAAGGATTATGCAATCATCAAGGGCGAAGATATCTCCAAGATGACTGTTATGCAAATCCGGGAATATAATACAGGTTCTGAAATTGGGCTATCCGGCAAAGTTAAATTTGTCGATGCGATGGAAGACCTTAAGATTAGTTTCACAATGTAAAAGGAGAAATAAAGCGATATGGAAAAAGAGCAATTTAAATTCGATTTACAGGCTTTTGCCCGTGCAAGCGAAGATGTTAAATATCGTGGCCGCCGCCGTTGGAATGGATCGCATGGTAAAGTGTGGTTAGACGGTGAATTGGTGTTTGAAATTGAAAGCTTTGAGTGCACGGTCGACTCTCAACGTGAAGATGTTATTATCGGTAACTCTGTTGATTCTAAAGTGACTGCGCTTAAGGGCGAAGGCACGATGAAAATTAAGAACGTAATTAACCGCAATTTCCGAAAATTGCATGAGGCGTGGGGCAGAGGGGAAGACCCACGCTCTGTTATTACAGGCCTGCTTGATGATCCTGATGCAGTTGATGGCCAAAAAGAACGTGTTTCCATCGATAATGTGTGGTTCACTAAATTGACCCCATTGCACTTTGAAAAAGGAAAAGTAGTTGAAACGGACATTCCGTTTGGCTTTACTCCGGAAGATTTACAATACATTGAATCCATTGATTAATTGAAAGGAATTGTAACATGGCTGTATCTATTAACGAATTAATCGCTAAGCGCGAAGAAATTAAATCCCGTAAATGTCAAAAATTAACAATCAACACATCTATCGGTGAAGTCGTCGCAAGGAAACCTAGTAACTCTTTAATGGCAGAGGCGCTAGGGCTAGATGGCAATAATGATGAATACGTCGTTTATAACTGTCTAGTAGAACCTAATTTGAAAGATAAGGACTTGCAGAAAGCGTATGAATGCGCCGAACCTATGGATATTGTAGGCAAATTGTTCGAATTCGGCGAAATCAAGGCAATTTCCGATGTACTAATTAAGTCTGTAGGCGTTGGTCAGAAACTTGATCATGCCATTTTTGATGAAGCAAAAAAGTAATTGAAGAAGACTGGGAGGCGGCTACGGCCGCCTACTTAGTTTTAAAGGGACATACGTTTGAGTATTTCTTTGGACTATCCATGATGGAAAAAGTAATTTGTCATGTAGCTATGGAAAAAGAAAGAAGGGAACGTGTTGAGGTCGCTAAACTTGCGATAAAGGAGGTGTTCGGTGGCTAATAATGAACGGTTAGGCGTTGAATTATATCTGTCTGACAATGGGTTTATTAAGGGGATCCAAAAGGCTCAACAATCTACACAAAATTTAGGGAAGACAACTGCCGGATTAAGCCCATCTATTTCATCCGCTGAAAAGAGCATGCAATCCGCCGTTCGTTCTGTTGATGGAGTTGCAAAAGCAACTAAAAAAGCTGAAAATGAACTCTCTAAGTTGAAGCGAACAGGGAATGGACTTAGTGTTAATATCAAGGCTAAAGATGATGCTACATCTAAAGTAAGAAAAATAAGGAATGAGCTTAATGGTTTAAAAGGTAAGGTATATACAGCAACTGTAAATGTGCGTCAAAATCTCGCTGGTATGGCAGGTTCTGCTGGCAATAGATTAAGCGGTGTAATGTTTGGCGCTACGATGCAGATGGCCGGTATCGCAGGAATCAGTTTTGGAATCGCAAACGGCATTAAAAAGTACGCTGATTTTGAGAAGGAAATGTCAAACGTACAAGCTATTTCCGGAGCTACGACTGAAGAATTTATGCAATTGAAGCAAAAAGCCATAGAAATGGGCGCTGCTACAAAGTACACAGCGACTGAATCTGCAGAAGCATTCAGATATATGGGTATGGCAGGCTGGAAAACTAGCGAAATGGTTAGCGGTATTGAAGGCATCATGAACCTAGCTTCCGCATCAGGTGAAGATTTAGCTACAACAAGTGATATCGTAACAGATAGTTTATCAGCTTTTGGGTTGCAAGCTAAAGACTCTGCTATGTTCGCCGATGTATTAGCAGCTGCAGCCACTAACTCAAACACGAATGTTGCTTTAATGGGACAGACATTTAAATATGCTGCTCCGGTAGCTGGTGCATTAGGTTTTAGTGTTCAAGACACTGCTCTTGCTGTAGGTATTATGGCTAATCAGGGTATTAAAGGCAGCGAGGCCGGGACGGCTTTACGCGCTATGATGACTCGATTAGTTAAACCAACAAAGGAATCAGGTCAGGCGATGGACATTCTCGGTTTAAGCATTCTTGATACAAACGGCAAGATGAAGCCATTAAGAGATATCATTGCAGATATTCGGGAGGGCATGAGCAAATTAACTCCTGACAGCAAGGCTGCCGTGGCGGGGATGTTAGCAGGACAAGAAGCCATGTCAGGATTACTTGCTTTGGTAAACTCTCCTTATGCAGACTTCGACAAATTAGCCGATGCTATTGATAATTCCAATGGTAAAGCTAAAGAGATGGCGGCGATTCAGCTTAACAATTTAACCGGTGATTTGACACTCCTTTCCAGTGCTTGGGATGGATTTGTCATTAAGATTATGGACGGCAAGATTGGTGGGTTTCGTGATATCGTGCAAGGCATTAATAATTGGTTTGCAGGATTTAGCGAAAACGTCGAGAAAAATGGCATCACATTACGATCCATTCTTGACGGTATTACTTCCGCGATTAAAGAACTAGTAGGACAAACATTAAAGATGGATGGCTTGCCTTCTATTCTATCTGCTGGGGCACTTGCCGTACTAGGAATGGGAGCATTTAAAACGGCTCGCGGGATACGTGGTATATTCCGAGGCAAAGGTGGGTCCGGGATAACTGGCGCCGGAGATGCTGCCGGAGACATGGTAATTAATGCTATGAACGTAACGCTAAATGCTACGCGGTTACTTGGACCTGTTCAAGGTGCAATAGGAGCCGACGGCCCGATTGGTACCCATGGGAAAGGCAAACCAGGGAAATGGGGCAGCCGTTTTGGTAAGGTCGGACGCGGAATTGGAAAAAGTGTCGGAGCTATTGGTCGAGGACTTATGAAAGTTGGCGGGAAAGTTGCTATCCCGTTAGCCCTGGCAATGGGCGCCTATGACTTAGCTACTAGCGACGATAAAGCAAAAGCAGGTGTCGGACTTGGTGGGAGCCTTGCCGGTGGTTTAGCTGGAGCGAAACTAGGTGCTATGGGTGGTGCTGCTTTAGGATCTATTATTCCTGGTGCCGGAACTGCTGTTGGTGGTGCTATTGGAGGCCTTTTAGGTGGCATCGGAGGAGCTGTATTTGGTGAAGAACTTGCACAGCAAATTTACGATGGCATTACAAGTAACCTAGAAGGTTTAACTGCTTGGTTTAGTGAAAAGTGGAACAGTATTGTAGCAACATGTGCCCCAGTTATTAATACTATTGTCGGGTTATATGCGTTCTTATGGGATGGTATAGTGGCGATCTTCGGCCCAGTCGCAAGTTGGTTTAATGATACAGTTTGGCAGCCGGTTTACTCTTTTGCAAGTTCTGCAATTGATAATGTGATTGGTGTATTTAGCAGCGCATGGGAAAGTATTAAAGGTGTTTGGAACGGCGTGGCCAATTGGTTTGATGAAAACGTATGGCAGCCAATCAAATCTAAAGCGAGTGGCGTATTCGATGCTGTAGGAAACGCATTAGGTTCGGCTCAGGCTAGAGGGGTACAAGTAACTGGTTTGCCGGCACATGCAACTGGTACGAATTACTTCGGCGGTGGCTGGACTGAAATTAATGAACGTGGTGGTGAAATTGTAGATTTGCCTAGCGGATCAAGGATATATCCTCATGCCACTACTCAAAAAATGATTGCAGAACAGTTAAGCGGAGCTAATGCAGGTGGTAACCAATATTCGATTAGCGGTAATACATTCGTTGTTCGTGAAGAAGCTGACATCGATAGGATCGCTCATTCTTTATTCTCGATGATTGAATCGGCCGAAAGTAATTATGGAGGTGTATAATGTCAAAATTCATTAGCGGAATTGGACGTGCATTGTCATATCTGTCCGTAATACTAGGCAAGGAAGGTAGTGACTATCCTACGATTATTCTCTCGCAAGGGGATGAGCGCTTAGTATTGCCAATTACGCCAATTAAATATGAAGTTGGTACAGAACAAGAAAATAAAAGCGTCGATATCACACAAGTCGGGGAAGTACTTTTGTTTGGCAATCCTAAGCTTAAAACGCTTTCGTTTGACGGGTTCTTCCCCGCAAAAGATTATCCTTTTGTCGTGGGAGATAAAAGAAAGCCTGCCGAGCTTATTTCGTTGATTGAGAAATGGAAAGAATCCAAGAAACCAATAAGGGTCATCGTATCAGATGGCCCTATTAATTTAATGATGGCCATTATGTCCTTTCCGTGGAAGAAGCAAGAGAATACAGGTGATTTATACTGGACGCTCAGTTTAAAAGAGTACAAAGACCTTAACACATCAACTACTAGTGATGACACAAAAACAGTTGATGATGTTACAGGTCTAAAAGATAGGCCTACTATTCAAAACAAGCCAACTACAGCGACGCTATTTAATAAGGGCTCCGATGTGCTCGATGCGGCCAAGAAGGCCTATGGCAATTATAGGCACTATGAACGTATTGTTCAGTCTAACGACCTAAAGAATTTAGCTATTAATAATCTTAGCCAGCTTAGAAAGTTGAAGGTGAAATAATATGATAATCAAACATATTGGCACTAAAACAGTGAAAGATGAAAAGACTGGCAAAGAAAAGAACGTTCCTGTTGAAAATGATATTACTCGTTTGGTTGAACAGGCTACATGGTCCGGGTCTCGTATTCAAGCTGCAAGAAAGCTGGAGTTTGTGTATGTGCAAGAGCCACGCGATCCAAATTGGCCCGTTTATGCATTAGGCATTGGTGAAACAGTAAAGGCGTATTCGGAAGATGGTGACTCGCAGTTTGTAGGTAATATATATACGACTGAACGCAAGACATCCGCATCGAACATTACAGTAACGTGTTATGACAACATGTTTATATTGAGTAAATCTAAGACTACTCGAAAATTCACAAATATGACTGCCGAAGATATTACAAAGGCTGTATGCAAGGAAATGGGAATCAAAGTAGGCAATATCGCCGAAACCAAAGAAAAAATTACTTTTATAGCTAATAATAAGTCGGGCTATCAAATCATTCTTATGGCGTATACAGAAGCGGCAAAGAAGACTGGTAAGAAATACCAATCTATGATGGAGGGTGACGAACTTGATGTAATTGAAAAAGGGTCGCTGATTGAAGGCTTGGTAATAGACCAATATAGGAATATTACTGATTCATCTTATAAAGAGTCCATAGAGAAGATGGTTAATAAAGTCATGATTACAGATGACAAGGGGAACTTTATTCGCTATGAAAGCAAAGATGATCAGATTCAAAAGTACTCTATGATACAGGCTGTCTATAAGGAAAGTAAAAATAAAAATACTCAAGAAGAGGTTAAGGATATCTTTAAAGGTCCGGAACGAACAGGGGTCATAGATTGTTTAGGCGATTATGATGCCTTGTCTTCGTATTCTATCGAAATTAAAGATATAATCACTCAGTTGAGCGGCAAATTTTGGATCAAAAGTGATACTCATACTTTCAAAGATGGGCAGCATACTATGAAGCTCGAGATTGAGTTCGAAAACTTAATGACGAAAGAAAAGGTAGACCATTCTTTAGAAGCTAAGGAGAAAAAACGCCTAGAGCGTGAAGCTAAAAAGAAAAACAAAAAAGCAAAAGCTCCTAAAGGAAAAGGTCGAAGGTCTACTAGAAAGTCAACCAAAAGAAAGGTAGAAATACATTATGCCTAATGATATTCCGAGTGCTGCACATTCTATGGCTAAAATGGTTAATACTATTCATGGTATAGCCAAAGATGAACAGCCAATGGGAATGCGAATTGGACTTGTTACATCGCCATTCCCTAACCTTGTTATTCGTGTAGATAATATCGACATTACAAATGAACAGATATATCTTAATGACTACTGGAAACCGGACCACTACAGGGAAGCAAAAGGCCACATCATAAGTGAAACACAACCTCGCTCCGGTGGTGGTGGCTTGGCATTGTTTGAAAGTCATACACATGAAATTCATAACGATTATACCGATACCATTATCATGACTGATACGTTACGAGTAGGTGATGAGGTAACAGTATTCCCAGTATACGCACAAGGTGAACAGCTTTATTACATCGGTCAAAAGGTGGTGAAATTATGAGTACAGAATATCCATTCGCCGGCTTAACGAATAGTAACGCTTATCAAAGCGATGAGTTGCCGTTATTTGTTGAATATGATTGGGATTTTGATAACAACTCATTTAAATTCACCGCTAATGGTAACCGAATAAAAGTAACTGGTGATGACGCCTTAAAAGTTTGGGTGTATAAAGCACTAATGACCGAACGCAATCAATATTTGGCATATTCTACTCGTTATGGTATTCAATTAAAGCCTTTTATAGGAAAGGTTATGAGTGTTAATGAACGGTATAGTGAGCTTAGACGAGTTATCGTTGAATGTCTTATGGTTAACCCTTATATCAAGTCTATTGATAGCATTACATTCGACGAAAACGGCGATAAGGTAGAATGTTCCGTTGAATTAACCACAGTATATGGAGGGCTTAATATTAATGTTTAACATTCCAACTAGCGATGAAATATTAAAAGATTTACAGGAACAATGTACATCGCCTTATAGTAAATTTGAGGGTACGTTTGAATATGATGTATTTTCATCTAATGCTATTGAGTTTATGAAAACTTATGTTGAATTAGGCGAATTGTACAAGGTCGCTTTTGGTGATACTGCATACGGCGACTTCTTAACTATGAGGGCTGCCGAAAGTGGTGTAATTAGAAAAGAGGCAACTAAGGCGACTGGTTATGTTACTGTCAAAGGTAACGGAACTTTGCCAAAAGGCAGCCAATTTGCAACTCAAACCGGCATTTTATTCGAAACGCTTGAAACAGTACAAGTTAATAACTCAACAAAAGTTAAAGTGCAAGCTCTTGAAGGTGGCATAGGCGGTAACGTTACAGCGCAATCGGTAACGGTTATTCCAATGTCTATTCCTGGTATTTTAAGTGTTAATAATACAGAGCCTATAGGTGATGGTTTTAACGCAGAAAACGACGAGGAATTAAGAACTCGTTATTTAAATCATGTTCGAACTCCTGGAACTAGCGGAAACGCAACCCACTATTATGAGTGGGCGATGTCTGTTGGTGGTGTTGGTGGTGCCAAAGTGCTTCCAGTATGGAACGGCGCCGGTACTGTTAAAGTAATCATTGTGAATAGCGAGTTTAGTCCAGCTTCACAAGAAATTATTAACAAGGTAACTAATTATATTGAAACTGTTCGCCCTATGGGTGCGGTGGTAACGGTAACAACTGTTACACCTAAGACAATCAATATTGCAGTTAAACCGGAAGGTAATTTTAATCAATCGGTATTTACTGAATTAGTTAAAGCGTACCTAATCGACATTGAACGACAAAACATCAAAAACTCAACTTTATTAAAAGTTGCTTATTCTAAAATCGGCAGTCTTGTGTTAGATGCCGGAGCGACCGATTATACAAATTTAACGATTAATAATGCTACTAAATCAATCGAATTAGCTGTTGATGATTTAGCGATATTAGGCGAGGTGAATATCTTATGATTTTTAACCTTTTAAGGACGTATAAAGTCGATGTACTAAGATACTTGCCTAAGTACCTATCAAAAGATAATACCTTTAAAGGAACGCAAGATTCGTTAAGTGAAGAACACGAAAAGCAACGCTTGTTAATTATCGATATATGCAAGCAGTTGTTTGTTGAAACAGCGACTTGGGGTCTTGATGATTGGGAGCGAGTATACGGACTTGAAAACAATCGCAATTTATCAATCGATGATAGGCGAGCTTATTTATTAATTAAAATTCAAGGCTCGCAAACAATCACCGAAAGTAAATTACAAGAGTTTATTAACCTTGTATATCCTCCTGGTAGTGCGGTAGTTAAGGAAAATACTGGACCTAATAGTTTTAGCGTTCTTCTTGATACAGCCGACGCTTTAAACGAGATACGAAACGTTATCGAGGTATATAAGCCGGCACATTTAACGTATGCTATAGCACATGAATTTAACGCTAGAGGACCGATAGCTGTTGTTGGTGCGGTAACTAATACCGAACGTATTTACATCAAGCAAGAAAAATCTGATAAATCAATTACAGCACGAGGAATTTATGCTTGCCCTGTTGGTGCAGTCGCTATCCGAAGCAATATTAATTTACACTATTAAGGAGTTGAACTATGAGTAATTACAATAAAATTATTCCGACTTTAGCCGGTAGCAATCTATTGGTTGAGTCGGTTAAATCTAAAAAGCCACTCATCTTTACTCGTATCGCATTAGGTGATGGCACATTAACCGAAAGCGAAAGTATTGAAGGCTTAACTGCATTAAAGCACCCTATGGCGCAGAACTCTGTACAAGCAATTAACAGTCGAGTGAACGGCGAAATTGACGTTGTAGCGACTATTTCTAATGCAAATATTACAAGCGGTTTTTATGCTCGTGAATTAGGTGTGTTTGCTAAAGTCGGTGATACTGGTACGGAAAAGCTATTCGCTTATACGAATGCTGGTGCACAAGCAAGCTATACTCCAGCTGGTACATCCTTAGATGAAAAGTTGATTACTGTAACCTTTTATATTGGTAATGATGTTAATGTAAAAATCAACCTTAACAGTCAACTATACATCACGCAAGCTGCATTAGATGCACATAATTCGGCTACAAATGCACATCAAGACGCTTTTAATAAAAAACTAGATATTAGTTCGAACCAGTACGCTAAATTTATTGCTAAACACAATCAAGGGCTACAAGTAACAAAAGGCGATAATTCACAAGAAATTATTAACTTTATTGCAAATAACTACAACGATGGAGATACTAATAAAGTACTTAATCTAAGTACGCTTAAAAGTTTATTAGGACAAGGTGCTATCGTGGCATCTAAACTTGATGCAAATGCTGGTTTCGTAAAGTTTGCTAATGGTTTCACTATCCAGTGGGGAGTGGGTGGTCAAGATAACGTAACTAAGACAGAGGTACGATTTCCTATCAAATTTACAACTTTATTCATGGCGAATGCTATTGATGCGTACTGGTCAGGTTCTGACACGCCTAGGTATTTCGCTAACTCCGTGTCAGAGAGCAACACAACTAAGGCCGTATTTTCGGCAAGCGATAGATATGCTGCTTCTTATTACTGGTTTGCACTAGGAATAATCTAATTCCCTAGGATAATGAACATAATCTGATCACCGACACATTTGGATATTAAGCCTTCCCTACGGCCATCCAAACAAAACTACCTGTGTCCGCTCTGGTGGTTAAGAATCGGATGGTGTTTCTATTAGCTTGAGAGAACCCACTATTCCAAGTAATAAAGCATTGTGCACCAGAAGTTTCAACACTTACAGAGTCATCGGTAGCTAATGCTATTAGTACAGTGCTGCTAATCGGTAGAGAAATATCCTTATAGTACTTATTAGCATCAAACCAAGTTAATCCCCACTGGGGAGTTATTTTAATAATTCTATGGCTTTTCGTAGCTCACGAATAGTCTTATGTGTGTATACTCTGGTGGTAATATCGCCTTGTTTGTGGCCTAGTAAAGAACGTAATGTGTTGGGCGGTGCTACCGAATCAAGTAAACTTGCAAATGTATGACGAGTATCGTGGATAGTATGCTTACAATTTAACTGTTTCATAATATCCTTGAAATTCTTATGGAATGTTGTGTAACTGATGGTAAATAGATATGCTTCGGTGCAGGTGTATACTTGCTCTATTAGTGGCATGATGCGGTGATGTAATGGAATGATACGACCTTCACCAGCTTTCGTTTTAGCGTGTCTTACGATGAGGTATGACGATCGCCTATGGATGTCTTGCTTACGTAAATTAAGAAGCTCACCTATGCGGAGGCCTGTGTATAGCAGTATTAAAATCATATGGGAATAAGAAGTATCTATTGACCATAATTTATTAATTTGTTGACGAGTAAATACTTTTCTCTGAATCGTTGGTACATTGGGGCCTAGGTTCAAGTGTAGGGTGTAATTCGTGATAGCGTAATCCTTGATGATTGCGTAATTAAATAATTGATTAAGTAACGTACGGACTTTCTTACATGATGAGTAGGAAAGTCCTTTTACGTGCATGGAATTAATCACGTTCT